AATATGTGAACGTCTTTGTCTTCTTTAATTAACCAACCTGTTGATATACAAATTGTTGGTTTACTGTTCATGGCATCTTTCAAAGTTTTCCATGAGCTGTCAGAATTTATATCCGACCATGTCAGTTGTACATAGTCTGCGTTTAATATCTTTTTAGTAACGTGTGGTAATGGTTTCATTAGTGTACCGTATGTGTTTGTATGTGAACATTCCAAGCGGCATCTTCTCCACTAAATGCAAGAGACAACAGTGCTTCTTGTAATACCATAGCAGAAGTTTCTTTACCTACGTGTAAAGTAACAGGTATTCCTGTTCTCTTTGCTCTACCTACAGCTTCCATAACATACATTGTCCATGTCATAGCCGCTTTTTTATGTTTAATATAATTAGAAGTCATCTAACACCTCTGCTTTTACTTCAGATAAACAACCTGTTTGTAAATCATAATGTAAACTACATGCACTACCAGTCTCACCAGAGAATCTATTTTTTAGTATAGATACTTTTGCTATATTGTTTTCTGATTTTAAATCTCTACTCATACTAATAACTAAATCTGATAGTTGTGCTATTGATTGACTCCCTCTTAAACTACTTAATGTTACTTGTTTACCATCTTCAAAACCTTTGTCACCTTCAGTTGACCTACGCAAATGACTGACTAAGATTAATCCAATGCCTGTCTCTTCTACTAATGTTCTAAGTTTACTTACAAAGTAGTCTATAAGTTTTCTCTCATCATTAGTATGCTCATCACCTAGTGCTGACAATGCCATGTGTAAATGGTCTAGTATTACCCAGTCAACATTACATGCTTTAGCTAAGTATCTTATCTTTGACAATAAGTTATCTGCTACGGTTGCACCGAAGTGATTGTATAAATAAAAATTGCCATTACCAATAGTAGAGGTAAAGGCGGTATGAAGTTGTTTCTCATCTACTCCTTCTCTTGTTAAATGTAATGGTTGTTTTAAATGTACACCCATAATACCAAGTGCACTACGTTTAATACTTTCTTCTAGTGCTATGTAACCCACTGTGTATTTTTGTTCTAATAAACTAAGTGCAACATGTCTACAAAAGCTAGACTTACCTACACCACTACCTGCTGTTACAGTTACAAGCTCACCTTTACGTAATCCATGAGTCTTTACGTTCATACATTCAAAAGGATATTTTGCTGTAACATACTCATCTTCTTTTTGTATATCATTCCAAATATCAGCACCAAGTATAATACCATCAGGTCTGTATGCTTTACTTGACCATATACAATCTGTTAATTCTTTTACTTTACCTGCAAGTACCATCTCGTTTGCATCTTTTAATGGTAACGTACATATCTTTGCTTTGTTAGGTGTAAGTAATTTAGCACATTCTATTGCACCTTTCTTACCCTGCTCGTCTTGGTCAAAACAAAAATACACAGAGTCAAATCCTTCAACCCACTCTAACTCTTTTTGTATATCTCTCTTTGCTCCTTGAGCTCCTGATTTTATACTGACAACAGGAAATTTATTCTGGTTGATAGCAGATATACTCATTGCATCTATCTCGCCTTCTGTAATAATCAACATCTTACCTTTGTCTCTCCACAAATGCTGACCAAACAAACCTGCTTCTCTTGCATCACCTAACCACTGAAATGTTTTATCAGGGTATCTAAGTTTTTGTGCAACAAGCTCTTTGTCTTTGTTGTAGTAGTTTGCTATTTGACATGGTCTACCAAACCATGCACCAGATTGATAATTAAATTTTTGAACTGTGTTGTAATTAATTTTACGTTTACTTAATTCCGTAATACTACCTTCAATAAATTCTTTACTGGTTTCTGTTGCTATTGGATTATTCAAATCGTTTCCTCTTGTTGTTGTATTGCATGAAAAACAATATGTATGTCCGTCAGAATAGACGGAATTGGCATCACTAGAATTGCAGTTGTCGCAAGACGTATGATATAAAAATTCACTTTCAGTTTTTTGCATAAAATTTTTTGTCTAATTATTTAGGGGTGATAGTTTCCACTCTCGCTTCTCTACCACCCCAACAAACTATCTCAGCAACTCTGATACATCAAAGTGCGGAGATACGGAGTCTGCCACATCTCTGTGACCTACTATCTCAACCCCACTGTAATCCTGTTTCAACTTTTTAACGAGGTTTACCAAAGCGGTGTACTGTTTGAACGTGTAATTACAGTCAGGTTGTCCATCTGTAGTTTTTCCGCCTACTAAGCAGATACCTATGGAATTTTTATTAGACAATTTTAGAGAACCATCAGCAATATGTGCTCCTGCTATTTGTATGTCTCTACCATCTTGTATTGTTCCATCTCTTTTTATTATTTTATGAAACGCACAAGAAAACAAACCGTCTTTACGGTGTTGTGTGTCAATATCTTTAACATCAAAGTCTTCTTTAGGTGAAGACTCACTGCTATGTATTACTATGTATTTTGTTTCTGTTCTCAAATTGCTCATAACCACTCTATTGGAATATGTTTGTCAGCATACTTAAATCCGTATTTCTCACACCACATTCCGTAAGTTGTTTTACTTTTTTTACTAATTCTTTGTTTACTATTACTAAATATAAATCTTATGTCTAACTCAGGGTGTTGTTCTTTTATGAATCTCATCTTTTTTCTGTCTTGAGATGTGAACAAACCTTTTGTCTCTATAAAAAAATCTTTTTCTTTTAAATAAAAATCAGGTGTATATGTATGTACCTTCTCAGGCACAGTGTATTTTAATTTAATCTTTTCAAATTCGTATTTAACTTTGTTTAAGTCAAGCTCTTCTGATATTGCTATCTCCAAGCCTGACCTAAAACCATATTTAAGACCTACTTGATTAGAAGTCAGTTTGCGAGTTTGCCACTTCATTTTCAAATGTCTTGTCTTCTGGTGCAACGTAACCATCTTTCACCTCGTCAAAGCCGTAACCTTTTGAGTTACCTGCTCCACCCTCTACAAGTTTAGTTATCTGCACTGCCCTTAATCTAAGGCTTACTCCTGCACCTGCCATAGCTGTAAAATATGGTATCAACTCTGCTGATACTTTCATCTCACTGCCTGACCAGACATTAGCATCAACCATAGGTTTCCCTGCACTATCAAAGATAGCAACTTTATTTGGAATAACTTTACCATCTCTAGTTATGATTTTAGCTTTAGTCTTAAACTTGAAGATAAGATTTCCAGTAGGTTTACCTTCAATGATTTCCTCTTCGTATGGAAGATTTGCCATTTTAGGTTCTTTACCTTTAGTCTTCTCTTTAGCAAGAGTAACACTTTTCTTAATCTCATCATCAATCGCTTTGACAACTGATTGAGACTCTTTCGCATTGACTATAAGGTTGGTCTTATAATGACCATCTTGGTCAAATTGCGTATCAGGAGTTGTAAGCCATGCGTATTGTGAAATACCTATTGGCGTAACAATCCTTACATTGTTGTTTTTAGACATATTTTTAAGTCTCCTTTTTTATTGTCTACTAGGGGTACTTTTCTTATGCAAAAAAGAACTCACTATTCCGCAATTCATTAATATCTAAGTCACCTTTTTGCGGAACTTCAGGCAACTTAGTCTTGTACTCTTCAGGAAGCTGTCTCAATACATCATCTCTGAAATTGGCTAGTATGTCATTATCAGTGAACATCTGTATGAACGCTTCTCTTAGACTCTTATTCAATACTTCTACGTCTGCCGCAGTAGTACCAAACGAGTCATGCACGTTACAAAAGTTTTCAATACCATTCTCTAATGCAATGTTGACAGTTTCAATCATAGCCGCAGAGTCTACAGAGTGAACCAGATTAGGTGCAACTCCGTTAGACATTCTGAGTCTATCAGTTTTGTCATCTTCTACATTGATACGTGGTTTTATAACTTCACCCATAAGCATAGCCTTAACTCTTTTAGACTTCATCTCAGGGTATGACTGATACACTGGAAAACCAACTGGTGTAACCCAATGTATAGGCAACTGTAACTTAGATACAACACGTGCAATATCTTGTAAGAACTTCATACCAACTCTTGCTGATTTCAAGTTGTCACCGATACTGTCCCATATTATACTTGCTAAATAAGATGCAGGTTTAAACATATCGTCAATAAATGGGTGCATCTCACCTTTGTCTTTACGCTTTGTTAAGTCTTCAACAACAAAGTCCGTACAAGAATATCTGGTACTTCCATAACAGATAGTCATAATACTTCTTTTAGTAGTTGAACGCTTTACTCCATAGTCAAGCCATTGTTGTGCATACGGTCTACCGACCTTTGCATGTTCTTTTAATGTCTCTATTACAGAGTTTGCAACTAATTGATAAATGTCTTTTGGTTTATCACTTGGTAACAAGTTTACTAACTCACCTGCTTTTTTGTCTCGCAACATTAAAGAGTAAATTTGTAAACCATTACAAGAGCCATCAACATTAACAACTATGTTAGACACAAAGCCATCACCTTCAGCTTTAAATCTCTTCCACTCTTCAGCCCACGCTAAAAATTGGAAAGCATTACTTGCGTCTTCCCATTGTCTATTTGTAAATGGGTCATCAACACATTTTATAATCCAGTCTTCATTATCTTTTACCCACTGAACTCTATCCTGTAATGATATTTTATCGTTACCGTACATGTTAGCACCATGCACAGCTAACCAAAAGTCACCTCTGTTTTCTTTTGTAATAGGTTTGCCCTTACTAAAAGACAACAACGCTTTAGCACCATTGATTGATTGATAGTTTAGAAATGCAGGTACACAATATGCTCTGCCTCTAAAATCAAATTGTAACGGAAAGTAAACTGTGGCGTAGTTTTTAAACTTATCACCCAAGTGTAATATCTTTGCGTACAACATTCTTTTAGAAAACATACGTGCATTTTCTGTATGCACTATAACTGCTTCCTTCTTCCACTTACGTCTTGACTCTTTGTTATCTTTAATGTCAAGAGGCTTGTTAGGTACTTCAAGATTTTTAATAGGTGGCATACCACCGATAGCAAGTCCTCTGTCCCAAGCCTCTGCCATTACGCCTAAGATGTATTTGTTTATTTTAAATGCGGTTGACTGCATAGCGTTTACCGCCTTGTATACTTTAGGCATGTCAAAGTTTGCTAATTCACGTGCAAACAATTTGTTCTTTTGTTTTACTAAATCTAATGACGGTAACTCTTTAGTCCAGTAGCCGCCACCTTCAACTGAGTCCCACATTTTTGGCGGCATAACCGTCATCATGTAGTCAGGGTTTAGTAACTCATTAAAAGCATTTCTGTTTTTAATCCAGTCTCTAGTCTTCTGAGTCTGTTTAACTATCTTTGCTTTTTTATGTTTAATAGTCTCTACACCTATCTCAATCATACCAGTAGACTCAATCATAAGCTCAACAAGTCTGAGACCTACGTGTAGTTTTGTGGGCGTAGTCCACTCTTCCCAAGCCATGACATTGTCACGCTTAGAACTCTCTCTTAGTTTTCTACGCTTGTAAGTGTAATTCCAAGACCTCTTGTCCAAGTCTTGCTTGACCGTATCGTATAATTCAGGGTTAAGATGTCTGAAATTCTTTAGTGCAATCTCAGTCTCAACTTTACCACCAAGACTTATACATGTAGCGGTCAATGGTTTATATTGTGTGATTGTATTTATTATGTGCTTACCTGTAATCAAAGCCAATATCTCAGGTTCAACTTCACATAGTTTAGTGAAAGCTATAGGTGGTTTACTCACAGTGTTTTTAGCAGTGTAAGTTATCCAGTCACCAATAGCCATTGCTAAAGGTCTGATTGTATTGGCTACCATTACTTTACCGTAACTGGTAACACTCTCTTCTTCACGCTCAATATGAGAATGAAGTCTTTTGTTGGTTCTATTTTTACCACTTTCAGCCATGTCCTTCTCATTAGCTTGTTGGTCAGGGAAAGTAGGCATTATTTCTAGTATCTTGGTCAAAGTAACTCCTATAAGTTTATGTGTTAATTTGTGCTATCTACTATGGGAACTTTACTTGTAGTCCTCTAGTATGTTGACAGCTTTTAGTAGATTTTTAGGCATTAAATGGGCGTACCTAAGTGTCATATTGTAAGACTTATGACCCAACCATTCTTTAATAAAGTGTAACTCTACTTTACCTGATTGAGCTAGTCTTGAAGCACACGTGTGACGTAGACAGTGTATTACAAACTGCTTATCGCCGTCTAGTCCCATCTCTTTACGTAGCTTCTGCCAAACACGCTCCGCCATGTTATAGTTTAGGTGACTAAAATCACCTGTTTTCTGCAACATAGCTACACACCGTCTAGTCAACGGTACACTACGAGTCGTATTGTTTTTAGTCTCATCTGCATACAATACAATAAAGTATTTGCCGTCTAGTCTCTGTATTGCATCTTTTTTAAATGACAATGCTTCGCCTAGTCTAACGCCTGTATCTAACAGAAATAAAAATAGACTAAGATATGGACTCTTGCCTAGTATCTTAATCATTCTTTGCTCTTCGTCTGCTGTCATAAATCTAAGTCTAGCCTTTGACTCTTCCTGCCATGCTATGTGCGGCAGTCTAGTCATATTGTAGACACTAGGTCTATTGTAGGCATACTTCAATATCTTACTAATACTTGCAAGATACCTATTAACAGTAGAACCTTTGACTCCACGCTTTTTTATAAACGCCGTCAAGTCTTCTAAGTGTGTTTCATTTATTGCATTAGGTTTTTTTGAGTGACCCAAAAAATTAATACAAGTCTCTGCTCTGCTACCTTGAGAAGTTTCCCAAGATAGCACGTCTTTTATTTGTTTTATTGTTTTCAAGTTTAGTCCTCTTTGATTGTTTTTTGTAACTCATTAGATAACGCCAAGAGCGGCGGCAAGTCAGACTCAAAGATTTTCTCAATCAGTGTTGCTGACTTGTGAGCTACTTGTGATGGTGTCATACAGTCATACTCTTTACGGTATTGTGTAGTCAATAAAAAACTAATTATTTTAGATTTAATTGTCCATGTGATTTTTGTCTTCGCCATGCCGTCTAGTCCTTCCTGTAAATAACTCTTTTAGTATCAAAAAAATAGAGCCCAAGATAAGTACCTTGAGCTCCATTGGTGCATCTAAAAATATTTCAATCATTTATAGAGCTCCAGTTGCTTTCATACCCATTATAGCAATTATACCTATAACAAGTATACCAATAACTAATAATATATTAATCATTATTTGCCCTTCCTTTGCTTCCTGTTGGTGAATGGAATTGAGATAACTTTTTTAGACTCGTTACCCTTCCTGCTAGTCCAATATATAACAGCCATGCTACAATTCTCTTTTGGTGAAAACTTTGCAATAGCTTTTTTTAGACTTAATGCAGGAATCTTAACAGGCAGAGCAACGTCAACCACTGCTCCGTCTAGTCTTCCCTTACTTATAAAATTATAATCAATCATAATTAATACTCCGCATTAATTTCAAAGCTAACTATAATTTTATTGTGTGAGCTACGCTCTGCGGCGTGTCTTGCCTCTGACACAACGTCCATTAAGTTTGTATATCTATCCTCAAATACAACTTTGTGTTTTTCTTTTG